AAGCAGCAGCAAACTACCACCCAACCCACATAGACTACAACGGGCAATCATACTTAGCTTGGGATGCAGACTATGTTATACATGCAGGATTCTACGACCCCAGTTACAAACTAGGTCATAGAGTGTCAGAAGATGCAAGTCTTGAAGATAAGTGCAAGAAAGTTCACACCATGGTGAAAAAAGGCATAAGATTAAGCGAGGCGTGTAAAAGTTGCCTAGTCACACAAGCCCAATACAAAGCGATATATGATAATAAGCCAAAGGTCAAATTTGACGTAGAATATTATTTGAAGAACAGGGACACAAAAACCTTAAAAGAAATGGCATACGATACAAGAATGTCGTACAGTGCTTTTTGTAAGAATGTGAGGCAGTATAAGGAAAGGAACGATTTATGAAAGATAAAATAAACATACTAGGTGTAGAATATACCATAATAACGGATGATTATCTGGCAGGCAAAATTGGAGATTGTGACGATTCTACAAAGCGAATAAGGATATGCAGTTCAACACATAAAATACCAGAGACAATCACATTAGGGAATAGGGATAAATTCATAGATGAGGCGCTCAGACACGAGGTGATGCATGCAATCATGGACGAGGCAGGTATAGAGATAGGGTTTGCCAGTCATAACGAGGATAATGTCAACTGGATAGCGAGAATGTACCCCAAGATGAAATCCATTTTTGAAGAACTAGGAATCGAGGATTAATATGAAAGAGCTAACAATGAAACAACTAATCGATATGATTAACAGAGTACAACAAATAATGGACGAGAATGCAGAATTGAAAATTAAGGTTAAGCGATTGGAGGGAGAGATAACCAGGCTAAAGCAGGAAAAGCTGATCGGCATTATTAGGCAGGACGCGTGAGCATGGACAATATAATAAAATTTAAACAACGGGGTTACGAAATAATAACCTTTGATTGGGGAGTTGCTATTTATAACCAAACTAGAAAGAAGTACGAAACGGTATTTATCCTTGGACATCAGATTGACCTAGGGCAACAAGAAATTATAGTACATGACAATGGCATTGAATTTATATAACTGCAAATCCATAAATGACAAACTTCGAGAAACGTGGTACAATAAAGAGGTGAATTATATTAATTAATAATTCATGTGCTTATTTCTCGAGAGGGGACACTTTCGGGTGTTCTCTTTCTGAATATAGGGAGATTTGCAATTACATCATATAGGGTGTATAATTAAGCAAAGCAGTTTAAACACTGCAAATGTAATTCCATTCATACCTCATTTATTGCAAGGGGTATCCCTTTCCACCTCTTGCAATGTTATTATAAGGGAGTGACTATGTGCCAATGCAAACCAGACAATGAACTTGATCCATGCTTAGGAATGCTAAACGGCGTGATGAATGCATGTTGCGGACATAATAATATAAACCAAGCATATGTGCAGTTTCTAGACGGTAGCACAGTACGCGGTGAAGATGCAGTGATTATACAATACATATTGAAACATAACAGTAACGACAATCTAGAAATATTTGACGATATAAAAGATACTAAAATTAAGGATTTTGAAATAGGGAAGCTAAAGACTGAAACTAACAGGACGTGACTGTATGGCAGGACAACCAACTAAATATAAAATAGAATACAATGAGCAAGTTCGCAAGCTCTGTTTGTTAGGTGCAACCGATAAAGACCTAGCAAACTTCTTTGACGTTTGCGAAAAGACTATCGATAATTGGAAGAATACAGAGTCTCAATTCTTACAGTCCTTAAAGGATGGAAAAATTAACGCCGACTCGGACATCGCAACCAGTCTATACAAAAGAGCTAAAGGGTTTCGGTATGATGAAGTCACTAAAGAATTGATACATAGTTCAAGCCAGAAATCAAGACATAATAATAAAGATATAACGCTTTCAGAAGAAGATTGGGAATGCATTAAGGAAACCTTTAACGAGCAATGTGCATATTGTGGCAGTATGGAAAAATTAACAAAAGACCATATCATACCACTAGTAAAAGGCGGCAAATATGAAAAGCCAAATATAGTACCTGCTTGTACTAGGTGCAATAGTAGTAAAAAAGACAACGACATAGAGCAATGGTATAAAAAGCAAAAATTCTATTCACAAGAAAAAGCAGAGTACATTGCCATGTACGTAACAGTTACCACAGCTCTAAATAGCCATCAAAAACTGACAGTAACCAAAACAGTCACTAAGGAAGTAGCGCCAGACACAGGCGCAGCAATGGCATGGTTAAAGAATCGCAGACCTAAAGACTGGCGAGATAAGCATGAAATTGAGCATAGTGGCAAGGTCAACATATACGAAACCATGACAGACGCAGAACTTGACAAGGCTATAGAAGCTAATGAATCGAGGTAGGCAGGATGATGATGAATGAACCCGATAAAATACAGTACGTAAAAGTACTTCAAGAAAAGAACAAGCGCAACACGCCAGTAAACAGATACGGCAAAGGCGACAATATGAGAATAACTATATTCGAGAGTGGGATGTATAACATTGACAGCTCATTGCACTTCCTAAAAAAAGGCGATGTAGTAATTGTTGATAAGTTTATAGGCGTAGTAAAGATAGCTTTAAATATAGAGGAAGAGCGAAAATTAACCAAGTACGTCAATGAGATAAATGGTTATGAATCGAAATGAGAAAATACAGCACTTAAAACTGCTTCAAGAAAGAAAGAAACGCCAAGCGAGAAAATCAATGCTAGCGTTTACGGAATATACAAAGCAAGACTACAAAGCTAATTGGCACCATGTGAAATATACTGAAAAGTTAGACATGTTTGCTAGGGGCGAGATTAAGAAATTAATGATATGGCAACCACCCCAGCACGGGAAAAGTGAATTATCATCAAGAAGATTACCAGCAAAAATGTTGGGAGACAACCCCGACTTAAAAATCGGACTTGTATCATACAATCATACAATATCAGCAATGTTCAACAGAGATGTACAAAGAATAATTGATGATGAGAAATACCATGACCTATATCCAGATACAGCATTAAACGCATCAAACGTGCGCGCTGTGCAAAGTGGGTTTTTAAGAAATAGCGATATATTCGAGGTAGTAGGTCGTAAAGGCTCTCTAGTATCTGTAGGAGTAGGCGGAGCGTTGACATCAAGGACGATAGATGTTGGCATAATGGATGATCTGTATAAAGATGCTATGACCGCATGGAGCGAAACCGTAAGAACATCGGTGCTAGATTGGTATGATACAGTATTTAAAACTAGGCTACATAATAATAGCCAACAATTATTAGTGTTCACTAGATGGCACGAGGAAGATCTAGCAGGCGTGTTATTAAGGCGCGAGGGTAAAGAGTGGGAAGTCGTGGTATATCCAGCCATTAAGGAAACCAGGCCAACAGAAGATGATCCCCGAGAAATAGGCGAGGCATTGTGGGGAGAAAGACACAGCCTAGAAACTCTATTAAGTATAAAAAAGCAAAACAGTATAGTATTTGACAGCTTATACCAACAAAATCCAACACCTAAAGAGGGATTGTTATTCCCTGTAGGTGATTTGAAGCGGTTTAGGAAAGCCGACATAGCCAAGACCGACCCAACAACGATAGTTGCGGTGGGCGATATAGCAGATGAGGGCAGTGACAGCCTATGCGTACCACTAGGGAAGGTATACGGCAAGGATTGCTACATACCAGATGTAATATTCACACAGGACACTATAGAGGTTACACAGCCACGCACGGCGGCGTTATTAGATGATAACAATGTAGCAAAGGCTAGATTTGAAAGCAATAATGGTGGGAAAGGTTACGCACTAGAGGTCAAACGGATTAAGCAGGGCTCAACTACCGTAACTTGGAAGCCAACAGTCAGCAACAAGCACACAAGAATAATAATGAAATCTGGATTTATAAAAGAACATGTTTATTTCTTGGTAGATGAGGAACAGGACGAAGAATATAGGAAGTATTTTTATGAGCTTACACATTATCCAAAGAATGGCAAGGTTAAGCATGATGATGCAGCAGATGGAACTACAATGTTAGGCGAATTTATAAGTAGAAAGAGCGGTTGGAGCGTAGTATGATATATTACAACAGAATTATAGATCCTATGACACCAGATAGCGCATCTGATGCAATCAAAGATTATATTAATCAGTTCGTTAACTCGCCCGAATACTTAATGTATACAGTTGGTGAGGCTTATTATAGGACTGAGAATATAGAAATAATGGCACGGTATCAGAATTATTACTGCCCTCAGTACGACAAGGATGGCAATTATGCAGGTGCGACTATGGAAAAAGATCCGTATAAAGCGAATAATCAACTTCCAAGCGCATTTAGTAAGTTATTAACAGATCAGAAGGTTAATTATTTACTGGGTAACAATGTATCGTTTGGCAAAAATAATAAAGACATATATGAGCGATTAGGCAGACGCTCACCGAAGAAGATTAAACAAGTTGCAAAAGCTGCATCTAAGAAGTCCATAGGCTGGGCGAACGTGTTTAATAATGCTAATGAGTTTGATTTTAATGTAATTAAGCCTGAACACGTAATTCCATTGTATGACCCAGAACTCGCCGAGGAACTAAACGCAGTAATATATTTCTTTAGTAAATTAGTCACTGATAAAGATGGAGAATCAGGATTAGTAACAAGAGTTGAGGTGTGGGATAAGCTACAGGTGACAGTATACCAAGAGACTAAACCCAATACACAGATATTTTTATTAATGAGACCAGAGGACTTAGTGACGATACAGTACCCAATAATTAGAGCTAACCCACACATGCATTTTGTGGAAAAGGTGACGCTGGGTACAGCTGAAACTATTATAGATAGCCAATCATGGGGCAGAGTGCCGTTCATTCAAATGTACAACAATGACGAGCAACTATACGACCTGTCACCAGTTAAGAGCTATGTTGATGCTTATGATGTTGTTAATAGTGAATTTGCTAACAGCCTAGAGGAAGTTTCTGATTTCTACTGGATACTAAAAGGTTACGGCGCAGAGAGTACAGCGGAATTTCTCGATCACGTAAGAAAGTTTAAAGTATTAAAACTAGACGAGGGTGGCGGAGCTGATGCTAAAACCATAGACCTACCACACGAAGC